GGTGCAGGAAATGACGACGGCCAGGCCGCAGACGGCCAGCACCACGAATGCCATGTGGCCCAAAAATTTGCTGATGGCGTTCATGCTTCGTCTTCGCCCATCGCGCCCAATTCGTACATGCCCACCAATTTCAGCACCGCACGGGACATGGCGCGTTTCTCCGCCATCGCCACCGGGTATGCATTGCTGTTGTTCTTCGGGCTGGCTTCGCCGAAGGTCATCACCCCACGGTCACCGATGCGTGCGTGCGCCGTCATCACGTAGCGGCCTTCAGCCGGATCAGACCATTCAAAGACGGGTTGGAATTCCACCACGATTCCCAATTTGCCCACCAGGTAATCAATTCCCTGCCTGGTAACTATTAGGAATCCGCGTTTGTCTTTGTGGAAATGGTGGCCGGACATTTCGTAGCGCTTTGCCAGGGCGCGAAATGCTTCGATTTGTGCTTCGTTAGTCATGTATGGAACAGCGTTTTGTTGTTTGATTCAGTTTGAATGCGCTGCAATGCGATGTTGTAGTATTTGGCATCCATTTCGATGCCAATGCATTTGCGGCCGTATTTCATACAGGCCAGCGCGGTTGTGCCGCTACCCAAAAATGGGTCGATCACTGTCAGGTCATCAGGCAATATTCCAATGATGTTCTGCATCACTTCCAATGGCATTTGACATGGGTGGTCCGTTTTTTCCGCGCTCACATTTTTCACCTGGTTAACCTGCCACCAATCATAAAGCCGGGCCGCTTTGCCGTCGGCAATTCTTTGGGCGATGCGTTTATCCTTCGGGTTTTTATATGGCTGCTGCACCTTTCTAAAATCAGGTTGAACGCCAAAAAATGCGACATCTCTATGCTGTCTGCCGGTGTTTGAATTGTACACCCAACTGACCACCTTCGTTGGAGCTGTTCCAATTTGCATGGCGTGTTTGTACAGCGCTTCCGGATAGTGAATCAGCACGTGTTTGTTCAATCCAAACATTTGGCCCAACCATTCATAGTATTGGGTTTCCGGCATCCTGTCTTTGAATTCGTGATAGTGATACCCAATGTTGAACGGTGGGTCACTTACGAATACACAGCTGGACCAATCCAGGTTGAGCTGCGGCAAAACATCCCTGTTATCACCGTGATATATCTGCACAGGTGCAGACGGTTTTTCAGTCATGGTTGTGAGTGATTTAGGCCCACAGACGGAAACGCATTTCCTTCTGTCATTTTATCGGCATAGTGCCGCTCCATGATGCGGCGCGCCATGGCCATGCCTAATGCCATTTCAGGGTTCTGTGCATGGATTTGGATTTCGGTGCGCACCAGCTCCCGCGTGATGGCTGCCAACATTGTTTCGTGTGTCATGGTCATCTGTTTGCCGGTTCTACGTAGGCCGCATCCGAAGGTTTCAAAGGTTCGATGACCATGAACGCCACCAGCTCAAACGAACCGCGTTCGGGATCATGTCCCCACCACCGTCCTTTGCCCGGTATGGTTTTGTCCACGACGTAGCGCAGGCCGCTGTCCTTCACGCCTTTCCATCGATAGGCAATCACGCACCATTGTTCCTCCAATGGGCATTGGTTGATTGGTTGCCAGTTCATGAGTGAATCAGGTTTGCTACGCCGTACAGTTCCAAATGCTCGCACAATTCGTCAATGCAATGCTGCACGATGCGTGCTTCGTTGTCGTCTTCGATGCTGTGTTTAAGCCTCCGGCGCGTGTTGTCAAGGTGCCGGCGCACAGCGTTGCAGACATAGATGCCGCGCGAAGCTGCTTCGAATTCCTCCCTTTCTTCCGGCAGGTCAAACGTTAGTGTGGCTTTCATCTTTGGTTGCGTAGTAGGCCGTGCGGATGCGCTGGCCGATTGAACGTTTGAATTCTTCGAGCAGGCGATCCAAATCCCGCTCCCATTGCAGGTCTTCCTGCCAATCGTTGAAATCGCGCGGCGCGCGTTCAGGGTACGATGTGCTTTGAATATTAGGCATGTGTTTTGTTGTTGCGGATGCAGTCATCTAGGAACGTTTCAAACTGCGGCACCACCTCCAACAGATAGCTGATGTCGACGTCCGCTTCAGGTGTTTCGTAGGTGACGGTTAGGATGTCGGCCTGCCACAGGTTTGGTCCTGGTTCGCCGTCGTCGTCCCAACCTCCTTCGTATTGCACGACCAGGTACTGGCCGTCGCCCAAATCGATGCTGTGTTCCTTTGACATCATGCTGCAGCCATTTCGCGTGATTGAACTGTGTGCCATGTTCCGTTGGGGAACTGCTCCATGAATTTGCCCATCATGTATTCATGCATGTCGTCGCAGTACGCCGCGCGGAATTCATCGCTGATCTCCAGCAGGCCTGTGGGTGTGTACATGTACACCTCCGAAATTTCGAACGTACAATCGACCATGTCATACAGGTATACCACCTGCACAGGCACATCCATGTCCGTCAGCTGGATGTCCATGTCTACTTCCAATAGTTTGTATTCCATAATACGTTGCTGTGTTTGATTGGCCAAAGATGTGGCAAAAATGTCACACGTGCAAGTACCTGCAAAAAAAAATCGGGCCACCCCACGTTTGGAGCAGCCCGAACCAAATCAAACAACCGACGATAAAGTGTTACTACACTTCTGCGAAAGATAGGCACAACGGCGTCACGGCCACGGCGCACAGCGCAACAGCCGGCCAGCTCACACCGTGCATCACGATGTCGTTGCAGGCCGTCAGCGCGATGACGCCACCCACCGTTCGTTTCGCGGACCATCGGCGCAGGTCGCCTTTGGTTTTGAATGCTTCGGTAAGATCCAGCGCACCCAATGCGCGCGCCAACGTTGACGCAATCGTCGGGTTCATTTCTTCGGTTTGCCCAACAGCACCGCGTTCAGGATGCGTTTTGCGACGTCGTACCATTTGTCATCGGTTTCGGTTTCGGTTAGTGCGGTGATGGTGCCGGCGAACGTAATCAACGCCAGCAGCAGTTCGGACCAGTTGTCGGTGATGAATTCCATGTGTGTGTTATTGTGCTTCGGTGAAGGTAACGATGTGTCCCAAATTGCGTTTGTCTTCTGCACGCCTGCGCATTTGCGTCACCTCCATCCACCAGCCACCCAAGCGCGGTTGGGCGAAACCTTTTTCCACCTCCCACCCGGCAAACCGGTCGAGCTGTTTGTAGCTGCCTAATTTGACGTGATGCACCGTCGATTCGTATGGCCGCAAATTCAGGTTGATGCGTTCCACCGTCATCGGCACGTACCATTTCTGATGCGTGTGGCCGCTCACAATGATGTCAGCGTCCGGCCATTCCTTCTGATCTATGTCCACGTTCAGCACGCCTTTGCTTCGTGGCGCGCTGCCGCCGTAGCCATGGTGATAGTGCATCAGGACCACGTTGCGCCGGCCATTGTTCATGATGCGGAACCCAATCCACCCGGCGTACCCACCGGTAATGACGCCACCACCTACCATGCCGGCCAGCCGGTCCAACGGCGATGTGGACAGACGTTTTTCGATGTTCGTTTCGTGGTTGCCACGTCCCAAGAATTTGAGCTGCGCAGCGTATGGCTTCAGGAATTGTGCGCTGTCTTCGATTACGTCGTCCAGGTAGGTAATGGATTTGTATTCCGGACGCAGGCCGGCATAGCTGCGGCGCGGATCATACATTCCCTGCATCAAATCAAACCAGTCACCAAAAACAAAAATCCCGGCGTCGGTGCGCCGGGCTTCGTCAAGGTGTCGCTTCAGCATGTCCCTGTCGCATTTGACCGAATCGAAATGGACGTCCGACAGCAGGAGGAACCGCGCTGGCTTCAGCGTAGATTCCAAGAGCACAGGGTAGCTGTATGAATTCCCTGTCAGCGCCGTTAGTACAGCCATATGATGTCTTCGGGTTTGCCCGGATCGTTGTCCACGTGAACGAATGTCGCGGCGATGCCGATACGATTGAAACCTGCACGGATGCAGGCCGCCACGATTGCGAAGCGCAGGATGTTGTTTGGCGCTGCGATGTCGGCTGCATGGCCGGTCAGGTGTGCGCTGTTCTTCGCTGTTTTGTAGCCACGTTTTCCCAACGCATCGTGGTGCGCCTTTGTCCGGTACCCGCTGTTGATTTTGAATGGCACGCCGGCCAGGTGCCGCGCTTCGTCCAGCATGTACAGAAATTCTTTGTCCATGTTGGCACCGCTGCCTGGCACGTCGGGGCTGTCGAATTCAACCAGCTTGAAATAGCGCATAGTGCAATGATACCAAATGGATTGCACGTTAGCGTTCGAGCTTTGCTAATAATTGCGCCAGCGTCAGTTCGATTTTGTGGATGGATTCCACAATCTCTTTCTGCATCTTCCTGCTTTCGCCGTCGTTCAGTTCGAGCTGAATCACCCGTGATTTCAGCCGGGCCACGTCGTTGGACATGCGCACGTATACGCCTAACACTGCGCCCAACGCAGCTACCATGCTGATCACCGTTTCCATCTGCATGGCCACGAATTTAAGGCACAGCTATTTGGCCTACCGGCCCTGCCCTTTGTACGGTTTCTTGTACAATTTCGAGCGCTTGCACTTGCTGCTTTTGGTCTTCGCGTGAATACCCGGGCGGTTCACGTCGCGCTCGATGCGGACCGGCTGTGCTTGTGCTTTAGGTTTGGCCATCGGTTTCGGGAATTTGGGGGAACGGGTTTGGGTTGTTCCACTCCGGTTCTGCAACAACAGTCAAAGCTTCGGCCTCGTCTATCCAGCGCACGTTTACATCCAATTCGGGGGCGCGTTCCACAATGCAGTGCGTACCATCAAGGTTCCACCTTTGCGATTCCCGCGTGCCTTTGATGCCACCCAAAGGTGCCCGGTCGAAGGTTTCGCGTGATATGATTCGGTAGTATCTGTTGCTCATAGCCCGTACAATCTGCGGTGTGCGTTCCAGTTTCTCGTTACCTCTGCGGCGGTCAACCCCTTGCCTTTGTATACCCGTAACTGTGCCAGTTGGCCGTTTAAATAGGTCGGAGTGGTTTCAAGATTTCGGCCTATGTAGTAGTTGCCGTAATCCGTAAAGCTGTCGGCAATTGTAGTCGTTTTGTTTAACACGTTGTTGACGTAAAACCTCGTGTCGTTTGTTGACGTGCTGGTCCGTGACAATACTAAATGATACCAAGTGTTTGCGCTTAATGTTCCGTTGCTTGTGAATATTGTCGCAGTGTTTCGGTATACGTTAAAAGTGTCATTTGATGGATTAATATAATCTGAATAGCCAAAATTACTTGAGTAAAAATTGGTCCGGCGTCTGGTGTCGTACACGGTATGAAACGCCGTCATGTTATCAAATCTTACCCAGTATTCAATCGTGAATGCTCCGGTACCAAATCCATTTGGCGTGCCTGTGGTACTTGCGTCGTCGCCGTAATCGTTGACGCCATCAAAATCAAGTATGCCGCCGTTGTCACTGCTGAAGGTCGGGCTGTTGTACAGCGTCGCGTTGTTCGCGTTAGTCGACAGGTCTGTCCATGTGCTGCCACTGCCGGGGTAACTGTCGGTATCGTGCGCGGACAGATATAGAGCAAGGTCGGTAGTGATGACACCTTCTAACCTTGCGGCGCTTACTGCCTTTAGAAACATCATGCGAGTTGGCGTTCACCGGTGAGCGTCCACGTGTCAGAAGCTACACGCTTCAAAGCTATCACGCTGTATCGTCCTGCCGTCTTCAGCGTTTCACTGCTATTCACGGTTACCCCTGAAGCTCCCGCAATCGTAATCTGTCCGGTGTTGTTCTGCTCGAAGTAGATCTCGGTATCTGCTACCCATGCTACCGACGACTGAAGCGGCACCGTAATCGTGACGGCCGTCGTGCTGGTGGTTTGAATATAGTCCCCTGCATCGGTCAACGCCAGCGTGTACGTGGTCCCGCTCTGCGTGCGTACGGTGCTGTAGGAAGTTCCGCCGCCGCCTGATGCCGTTGCCCATGACAGCGTGCCGCTGCCGTTGGTGGACAGCAGCTGGCCGCTGGTGCCGTCGGCCGTTGGCAGCGTGTACGTGGTATTGGCCGCAAGTGACGCAGCCGCTTGCACCGCCACGTAATTGGTGCCGTTGGCCGTGGCCTCCCCGAGCCGCAGCACCGCACCCGTAGATGCCGTGCCGTTAGCTACGCTAATCCCGTCCTCGTCAACGCTAAACATGATGTTGCCGTCGCCGTCCTTCACGCGGAACGCCTGGCTGCTTTCGTTGTCGTCGTAATCCAGCACCACATCGCAGTTGCCGTTGGTGCGAATTTCAAGGTCGGCGGGATCGGTGGGCAGCGCGTTGTTGGGGCCGATTGATGTGGTGCCGCCGCCGGTGAAGTTTAAGGTGACCAGCGTCGCGCTGTCCGCGCTAATTACACCTGTCACCGATACGTCCCCACCTGCGATGATGTCGTCGCAAATGACGTTGCCTATTGCGGTCAAATTCCCGGTGACGCTAACGCTGCCGGTGACGATGTCGGTGCCAAGTCCAAAGGTGACCGTGTCGGTGGTGGCGTTGGTGGTTATGACCACGTTCGTGTTGGCCGCTGCCAGGGTCAGCGTGTCGGTCGTGCTGTCTGCCACTACTGCGCTCTGCCCCGATACCTCAATGGTGCCGAACGTGTTGGCACCGGTGGCGCTGTTGGTGATGGTTACACTGTCCGCCCCTGCGTCTGTCGTTAAGGTTATGCCGGTCCCGGCCACCAGCGTCAGCGTGTCGGTGCCGCTGTCCGCCACAACGCTGCTCTGCCCGGCCACAGCAATCGTTTCAAAGCTGTTGGAGCTGGTAGCCGTTGCTGCGATGGTGATGCTGTCCGCGCCTGCGTCGGTAGTCAGTGTTACCCCTGTCCCGGCAACGAGCGTCAGGGTGTCGGTCTTTGCATCAGCGGCGACGGTGGTCTGCCCGCTCACCGCCACGTTGCTGAACGCGTTTTGGTTCACCTCCGCACCGGTAGCGATGCCGGACAGCTTTGTCCGCTCTGCGCTCGTTAGGTACAGGTTCGTGGTGCCTTCGGCGAGATCATCCGATGTTGTGGCGCCAGCGGTGTCGGTGTTCTCCGCCAAAGTGATGGCCACCTTAACCCCTGCGCCGCTGCTGTACAGCTTTATGTAGTCCCCGTTCTGCAGGTTGAACGGTTCGACCATCACGTCGACGTCGTCATCCGGCAGCGACGTGGCTGGCACAGTGATGGGCACCTCGATGGTGGCGCTGTTGTCGTACACCGCCAGGTGGTAGGTCAGGGCGCCGCCGCTTTCGTTGGCGATGCGCACCGACTTCACGTGGGTGGCCACCGCCGTAGCGGTGAAGACGGTGTCGGGCGAACTTGCGTCGCTCGTTGCCGTGACCAGTTTGTAGTTGATAGCCATTTAGTCCGCAAGATAGAAAGCCCAATACTCTGCGCCGGTGGAACTGCCCCCACCCGATAGGCCGTCAACGGTGGTCTTCAGTGCGCTCACATCCACCCCGTCCACCGTTCCACTTACGATGACATTGCCCTGCAACTTGATGTTGCCAACCACATCTAATGCTTCGGCAGGTGCCGGCTGATTTATCCCGATATATGGTTTGTTGCCAGCTGCATCTATCTGCATGCAGTTCACGCTATTCGGCGTTGGGCTTTCGTCGTCCTGCAGTACAAAACGCATTTGGCCAGGGCTGCTTTCCGTCAGCGAATAGTAACTGTTGCCCGATGCGGATTTGAGCTGCAGCGTTTGTTGGTCAATCTCCACGACCATGCCATCGGTTTGGCCGGCTTCGTAGGTTATCGACGTGGTAGCGTAGCCGCTGGATTTGGGCCGCACCGTGTCAAATACCAAAGCCAGTTTGCCATCCATCACCCCGACGGTTGCATCGGTCACCGTGTCGGCTACGTGTAACGCCTCCAGTTGTGACGCAGGTATGCCGCCCGTTCCGCCCGTCGGCCCGGATGGTTCGCCAAAAAATTCAATGTTTGGCACCGACATGTTGGTCAGCTCACGATCCAGCTTCCACACGGCGATGTCGTACGTGTTCATGTACGCACTGTAGGTGAAATGGAAGATGCCGTAATACTGCGCGCTATCCACGAACAGGTGGTGCATGCGGATGCCTGGCACCGTGGTGGCCGGCCGTTCATGCAGCGTGCCGAACTGCGTTGGCACCGTTCGGTTTTGGCCGGACAGCATTTCATAGCAATGCAGCCGGTGGATGGTACGGATTGTTGCGTCGTCGTCGGTGTACCACGTTTCCGTAGGCACCCACGCCGCGCTGCCATCCAGCGCCTTCAGCAGGTGGTTTTGATTCTCCGCCAGTTTGTCGCCGATGCGTGTTTCGGGCAATTCCAAAACCGCACGGCCGTTGTCGTCTGGATTTATCGCACGGTACAATGCTTCCTGGCCTTCGATTTCAATGGTGTCGCCAGGCAACAGCTTGACCAAATAGATGGCCTGTCTTTGCCAAAGGTTTGCTGGGTTGTAGAATTGGTTGTCGTACGCCGTAGACGTGCTGCCGGTGGACAGCACCGCAACCATGTCAAACGCCACCGTGCTGGTATTATTTGACAGGTCGGCCGCAAAGGGCGGGCCATCTATTCCGAACTCACCCTCCCATGTTCCGCTGGCCAGCATGTTCAGCGGCGGCGTCAGAAATTCCACCCGATTCGCGCTGTTCGTTGACCACGATGGAGCGTTGTAGCTGTAGTTCACTACGCTGGCTGTAGGTTGCCCAACGCCTGGCACAGGATATTCCGTCAGATTGCTCGTGTTGATTACGGCCGTGCGCGCCAAATAGTATTGCCCGCACTTCCATGTCAAAATGATTTTGTGCCGCACCATGCGGTTATCACCCGTCAGCGCGCCGTTGCCCGCCCATCCTAACCGCACCCGAAACCGCAGCGCAGCAATGTCGCCGGCTTGAAATGATTGGTCGACAAATTGCGAAATGGTTTCGGTGACACCAGTTAACAATTCCTGATGATCGCCGTAGAATGTCCGGATGCCGTAGTAAATGGTGCCGGTGAAATTGTATTTGCGGTTCACCTCCGACAGCGGATGCAGGTACCCATGCGCCCAACCACGTTCCTTCACATAGTTCGCACCAGGGCTGAATGTGGTGCGCGCCACCGTCGTCGTGCTGCCTACGGCGCTGCTGCTGATGGTGGTCAGCTTTGCATTGGCGACGTCTGCTTCGCACGCGAAAATGCTTTGGGTCATAAATGCGCCATTCACCTGGAATAAACGCAGGCCCATTAGCGACAGGATTTCTGCCAACACTTCGTAGGTCGACGGGTATTCCGCGTTGCCGTTGTCGCTGATGGTGTACAGGCCGTGATGCTCGATGGCGATGGCGGTGGCGGCCGTCACTACGGGTGTGGCCTGCTGCGTGCTTCGGAAAAAATCCTCAAAGGTGGTGCGCGTGCCGCTGTTCAGCGAAATCCACCGCACCTTGTTGATGCAGTTGATGAGATGCGAACCCAACGACGACAGGCCGGTGTACGGCACCGTGTCGCTGACTTTGTACGGGATGGAATCTAACGCCTTCAGGTCGTCGGATGCCGTTAGGCGCACCTGCTGTGGGTAGTATTCGTCGGCTACTTCCACCTGATCTGCGAACAGCACACCGCGCCAATAGGGTTGGTAGGTGGTATCCAGGTACTCAACCTCCAGCAAGTAGCGGCCTTCCTTTGCCGTCTTCAGATTGTCAACCAGTTCTTCCTGTGTGGCGCTTTCGATGATGTACGTGAAGGTGAGCTGCGACGGAATGATGTATTGCACCCGGTCGTCATCGGCACCATCGTAGGCCAGCTCAAATATGTCACCGCCGACCTTGAATGGCAGCACCGTCGCGCCGCCGTATGCGCTGTCATAGATGCGCAGACGCCATTGAATTCCGACCAGCGATGTGGCTTCGGCTTCGAATCGTAGTGCCATTTATCGGATGCGTTTGCGGTCACGTGATGACCGTTCGTTTGACAGCATAATATCGCGACCGGAAATGCGGCCCGTCACAGTCACGTTGGATGGCTGGTTGGCGCCGGCCATGTCGAGGAATTCGCCCATGCGTTCAAACGGGATTACGGCCTCTTTGCCCGATGCGTTGTCGCCAATCATGGCCAGCATGGGTCCGGTGGTTAAGCCGCCAGTAGCCAACGCAGGCACATTGTTTCCGCCGGCTGCGTTGTTCAAAGCCATTTTAGCTGCCGCACCGACGGCAATCAAGGCAATACCTGCGGCGACGGCCAGCACCGGGTTCAGCGTCTGTAGCGCTTTCTTGATTCCCTCCACACTGATGCCTACCCCGATGGCAATTTTGCCAACCTGTATTGCCAGGTCAGCCATTGTACCCAACAGGAATTGACCAAAGCCGGCGAAACCTTCACCGCCTGACATGGCGCTGGCTGTCATTTCCGCAAAGCCAATGGCTACGGATTCGGCCGCGCTTTCGACGGCCTGCGCTGCGCCGGCAGAAAATTCCTGCGCCGCCGTCTTTGCACGCATGTGTGCTTGGACGAATCGTTCGGCACCGGCGATGGGTTCTTCGTACACCTGTTCATCCGGCAGCTCGATTTCCGCCAGGTTCATGGATTCCAACGACGGCAGGTTACCACCTTGAAATGGTGTTCGCTGTGGCGCCGCGCCGGACAGAAGTTCCTGCAGCTGCATTGCGCGCATTTCTTCGGTCACCTGTTCCAGCGCGTGCGCTTCCTTCAGCGCTTCCAGCCGGCGTTTTTTGGCCGCTTCGGTGTCGGCTGTTGTGGCTTTGGTGTTGTCCTGCGTGGCTTCGGTGGCATCTTGCTGGCTTTGTTCGTATGCTCGAATGGCAGCCACACGTGCGTTGTAGTCATTCGTCTGCGCAACAGCTGCCGTGCGCAGCTTCGCCAATTCCGCGCGTTCCGCCTTCAGTTCATCGACCAACTTCTGCTGTGCATCTATGGCCTGCGTGTTGGTATTGGTCATACCAGACAGCGAATTGTTCGTCGCATTAGATGTGCGCCGCAATTTGGCCAGCTCCGCTTCCGCATCGGAAATGGTGCCGTTCATCTCCAGCATCTTTTGGCCCAACTGTTCCACCCGTGCTACACCTTCGCGCGCCAAACTTTTCGTGAATTCTTCGTGCTCTTCGCGCGCGTCTTCTGCTTTCGATTTGTACAGGACCAATGCTGCAATGAGCGCGCCGATGGCCGCCGCCGCTATTACGTACGGGTTCTTCAGCACGGCGATGTTCAGCCGGTTCTGCGCAGCCGTGGCCGTGTTCGTCGCTGCTGCTTCCAGCGCTTTGGCTGCGGCGGCCGCTGCGATGGCACCCCGTATGGTGGTGTATGCACCGACCAATTGACCAATGACCACCAACGTCGGGCCTAAAACAGCGAGCAGGCCGCCAGCAATTACCACGAAACGTTTGGTGGAATCGCTCCAACCTTTGATGCTGTCCGCTGCGCGTTGCACGAAAGCGACCAATGGCCGCAATGCTTCGCTGATAATCTTTCCGAAATCTTCGGACAGGTTGCCTACTTCGTTGGACAGCTGCGTGTAGGGATCCGTCTTTGCAGCTGCTTCGGCCGCGCCGCCGAACTGCGTTTCAAGTTCCTTGAGGATGATGGTCTGCGCACCGGCAACGTCGCCTGATTCCTGCAGCGCTTCGATTTGCGCTTTCTGTTCGGCCGTGAACTGCACCCCGGCGCGGCCCAATGCTTTGACGCCTTTGATGGGATCGTTAAGCGCTTTGCCCACCTGGATGGATGCCGACGTCAGGTCGGTACCCAAACGTGTAGACATGTTCAGGATGGCCACCTGCGCTTTGTCAAATTCCGTTCCTGTGACATTCGTGAACGTCAGCAGGTTGGCTGTGACTTCCTTCAGGATTTGGTCGTCGTCGAACAGCGACATGCGCTGCAGGCCGGCGGCCATTTCTTCCAGCTGTGCCACGGATTTTCCAGCTGCGCCGCCTGTGGATTTGACGGCCGCATCCACCTGCGCCAGCGCCTTTGCGCTGTCAACGAAATTCTTCGTGGCCACCGCGCCGAATGCTGCAATGGGTGCAGTGAGGCCGATGGACAGTTTGGTGCCTACGTCGGTCAGCGCATCGGATGTGGCGCGCAGCTTGCGGCCGACTTCGCCCAACGCTTTGTCCAGCTGTTTGGTGTCGGCGCCAAATATGATACTTAAGGCGGCGTTACTCTTTGCCATTTTGGTTCAGTTTAGCGGCCATCTGCGCGAACAGATTTTCGTGTTTTGGCGTGATCGGCTTTGCTGGCGCCGCGCGTTTCTTCGCCGTATGGTACGGGTTGAAATCGGACCATTCGTAGGCCTTCGCGTTTTTTTGACGGTGCAGGTTTGCCCACATCGACATCATTGCCGACGTGTGCATCCATTGCAATTCGTCCTGGAATTCGTAGCTGCGCAGCATGACCATCACTTCGCCGAAGGTACTGCGCCAAAATGTGTCGGGTTCACGGCCGCGCAGCAGCCATGCCACGTACAGGTTTCTGATGGTCAGCGGTTCGTCGCTGCCATCACCGTCGGTCATTTTTTTTTATCGTCCAGCTGCAAGGATTGCAGCACACGTTCGCTAATGGCCTGCCATTCGATGCTGCCAAACATGGCCGCGAACTTTTCATAAGACATCGGCAGTTCCCGATCATGCAGAACAGCGGCCGTGCGCACGCCACACCAAACTAATTTGGGTAGCGCGCGCAGGGCTTTCTGTTCCATCAACAATTGCAAATCCGCCAGCTGCGCCTGTTCTTCCTCCAAGAATAAGTTGAGAGCATACAGGTTTAGAACTACGTCTACGGAAACGGTGTCCGTCAAATCGACTTGAAATTCGCCGCGCAGCTGGTTAGCCATTAGGGGTTCAGGTTAAAGGTTGCTTTCGACGTGTCCAAAATAGCTTTGTACACCGTGCCATCGCCTTCGAAGTTAACGCTGAAAGATGCCACCTCGTTCAGGCCGGCAGTTTCTTCGTAGCTCGTGATGTATCCTTTGCCCCAATACATGATGTCACCGTCGAGGCCGGTGGTCCATGCCAGCTTAATTTTCGTTTTTGCTTTCCACAGCGTGAACAGGTCGGCCGCCGAACGCACAGACGATGACAAACCGTATTCGACCAAACCGTCGCACGACATGTTCCAGCTTAAAGAGCTGGTCAGGATTTCGCGTTCGCCGTCGTTGTCTTTGGTGGTGGCGTCAATGACTTCCATGCTGCCGCTGAAGGTGCCGGATGTCGCGCAGGCAACGATTTCCCACGTGTCGTTTTCCGGTGTGGTGTCACCGTAGGTTCCGCCGCTGAACGTGCCGCTGTTGGCGGATTCGTTCGAAATGAAGATGCCGATCGCGTTGGACCGGATTTTACCAGTTGTAGGCATGTCTATAGAATTTCAAAGGGTTTCAGTTGGTGAAGTTCGGGAAAATCGCCGACCACATTTGTGGGTGGAAATCGGTCCGGTTTCCGCGCGAATCCGTGAAACGTGTTGATGTTCACATCGGATTTTAGGTCCACGATTAGCGGCGTTTCCGTCTTCAGTAAATAGGTCAAATGGTCGGTGCATCGGCTGATGTTCGTGCGGAATGACGCGTCCATACCTGACATCAGTTCGTAATCGTAGCAGCGGTTCAAATGTTTTTGCGAATGTTCCAGCAGGTAGCGTTTGGTGCAGCGCCCAACGTTCGACTGACCACGGCCGGCAAACAGGTTGGTTTCGCCTGTCTTCGAGTTCACGATATAGAATTGATTGTGTGCCACCCATGCGCGGCCGGCCTTCAGCTCCTTCGCCATCAGGTCGGCCCAATCATTCCGCAGGATGTTGTCGCTGCAGTATTCCATGAAGTAATCAAACTCCATGTGGCGCAGCATGTGGCGTGCGCCCATTTCAAATTTGCGTCCTACGGGATGGTTGCTGCATTCAAAATGGTGGTAGTCCCGTTTCTTGCATACGGCCGCCAGGCCGGGGTCGTCGCCGATGACGCACACCTGCGTTTCAATCCCGTGGCGCAGCAGCTGGCCGCGCACCCGGTCCAGCGCATCCATGGCGATGTTGCGAATTTTGATTCGCTTCCAAACGGGAAAATGTATGGCGACCTTCATTTCGATTTGCGCTGTGTGATATACCATTGGCCAGCGATGCAATGCACCGTGATGCCATCGTAGTGGCGATCCATGGTGGCGGTTGCGCTGCCGTCGATGGTCACGCCGCTGTCGCCAGCGTTCGGACGCAGCACCACCGTCCTTTGATTAGAAAGGTTTGATCCTGTCTTCAGACGTATTTCGCGGCCGGAACTGCTGCCTGCTGCCGGCAGGTACAGGTTTGCCGTATGGTTGCCCGATGCGGTTTTGTAGTTCAGAAATATCAGATGGTCATCGGATGCGACGGACAGCGTTTCGCCGCCATCTAACGTGACGACCTTCGGTTCGCTGTACACCGCGCCGTAGATGTTCAGGTTCCGTGTGGCGGACCAATAGCCCGTGTCAAATTCCAGCCGGCTGTAGTTCAGCGGCGCGTAGGCAATGACGTCCGTGACGTCGTCCAGGTACAGCGCGCCCAAATCGGCCAGCGCCTGCGGCACCGTGATGTTGTCGCGCGACAGCTTCACTTCGTAAATCATGGACTGCGTGAACAGGTCCGTGGCTTCGAACACGTCGGTGGCCTGGTTCACAAAACGGATTTCGGCAATGTTGTTTCCCGAATATCCATCCAGCGCCGCGCGCACCAGCACCGCCAGCGCGTTCGCGTCCTTCGGTTTGTCTTCGATGACGGTCACTTCCACGGTGTGGGTGTCCATGTTGCTGGTGGTGTCGTGCGTGTCGGCCGGATCCGTGCCGGTGAGCTGCACCACGATGGCCGGAATGGTCGCGCCTTCCAACCTTGACAGCGGGTAAATCCGGTCTGCCGTGGTAATGGCGATGACGTTGGCGTCCGCCTTCAGAATATCAATCACCAGGTTGATCATGCGAAACCGTGTTTGTTTTTGTAACGCTCCAAAATTGGCCCGAACAACGCTTCGAATTTTGCCACAGCTGCTGTCGATTTGCTTTCCACCGCACGTCCGTAGATGTCGTGTCCGCCAAATCCGGGATGTCGGATGCCGGCAATGCGGTGCAGGTAGCCCGTCTTCGCATTTTTAACAATGAATCCGCCTTTGCCGGTTAGACGCCTGCCGTCCTGCTTTCCAAATTTGTAGCGGCGGCGGCGGCGTACACCAGCGGTTTTTCCCAACCCACCGATGCGCAGGCCGGCTTTGCTGCCCTGCTGCAACAGGTGGTTGTACTTGTTTGGGTTGGCTATTGTAGGCGCCGGGTTTGGCATATGTGGGCTGCGCTTCACCACACTGAACTGTCTGTTGGCCGTACGCACTACGGCATACGGGCCGAATTCCTCCATGCGCCCGCGCACCACCTGCTGCGCCTTCGCCCAGCTGCCTGTTTGACTGTATTGTTTTCCAATACTTACAGCGCCTTTCTTGAGTTCTTGCGCCGCCTTCACGAACGCCTGTTCCACAGGTTTGCGCCGCATTTCTTCTGGCAAATCCTTCAGCGCCGATTCCAGCTGCTTGAATGTTTTGTCGTCTACTTTGAAACGGAACATCAGTTGCGCAGCTCTGTGTACAGGATTTGACCTTCACGCCTGCCGAGTTCCTCAACGCCCACGACGTAATAGAACAGGCCGCCGTAGGAAATGCGCATCGTGGCATTCACACCCGACAGGTAGCGAATGGTGAACTGCGTGCGGTTGATGGCCGTCTGCCGGTTCGCTTCCACCGTTTCGCCTGCGCCTTTGTCCAGCTTCGTCGCCCACACCGTGGCGAACGTGCTCCATGCGATGGCGTCGTAGTTCCAGTCATCTTTCGTGGCGGTGGGCTGTTGAATTACCACACGCCGATCCATGCGGCCCGGCCTCATGCGTACACCCGGTAAGGCGACAGCAGCGCGTGAACGGCCAACGGCATTTCCGTGGCAATCGTGCCGGTCACTACGGCCTGGCGGTTATCGTAGAAATGGGCGGACAGCATGCGCATGGCCTGCAGGATAGGGCCAGGCACGGTGCTGTGTCCT